GGCGGTCATCTTTCTCATAGGCGGTAACTGGGTCGTTTCCATTATTTTTGCGGCACCGGTCGCGATATGGCTAGCCAGCATTGTCATTCGCGATTAGCAACCACGATTCGTTGACATTCCTAAACTTGTGGCTAGAATTCTAGCCAGCAAGTAGCCTATCGTCACAGACGGCCCATCCCTTCGGGGGTGGGCCGTTTTTGTTTTTGGAGAGCGGAATGTCAACCAGCGGCGGTGGCGGCGGAAGCACGACCACAACTCAGGAACTGCCCGGCTGGGCGCAGCCGTATGCCCTCCAGCTGCTCCAGCGTGGCGCTGATCTGTCGAACACGACCACGCCGCAGTACACCGGCCAGACCGTTGCAGATATGAACGGCACGCAGACCGGTGCAATTTCCGGATTGACGGGCGCGGCAGGCAATCAGGCGAACACCTCGAGCGCGGCGCAGAGCTATTACAACTCACTGCTTGGGAATGCGAACGGATATTCCATCACAAATCCGTACACCGGGAATGTAAGCGCGTCGTCAGCGGCCGACTCTTATGCCGATCCGTCGAACAATCCATACCTCGCGCAAACGGTCGCGGCTTCAAACCAGCAGATCACTGACGCCTATCAGAACGGCACCGCCGCGAATACCCTCGCGCAGTTCCGCAATGCTGGTGCATTCGGCGGCAGTGCACAGCAGCAGGCGACGACGGCGAATGAAAACAGCCTCGCGAATACGCTGTCGAACAACACTGCGAACATGTACAACTCAGCCTACAACACGGCCGCTGGCGTCGCGTCGCAGAACGCCGCGCAGCAAAACGCCGTGAATCTGGCGAACCAGTCTATCGGGACTAGTGCGAATCAGGACTACAACACGCAGGCGAGCTCAAACTACAACAACCAGCAGAGCAATATTGCCAACGCGCTGAACGGATCCACTGCGGCCAACACCGCGGCGTCGAGCCTCTATGGCAACCAGCTGACCGGCGGCACGGCTGCGCAGAGCAACAACCAGGATCAGCTCAATGCGCTGTATCAGCAGTGGTACAACCAGGTGAACCAGCCCTACTCGAACCTTTCGACTCTTTCGAGCGCTCTTTCGGGCGCGCTCGGCAGCGGCGCCGGCATCACCACTCAGACGTCCACCGCTGGCAGCGGCAATTCGCTCGCCACGCTGCTTGGGCTCGGTCAAACCGGGCTGGGTGTCGCCAGTCTTCTCAAGGGGTCGTGATGAGCTCAAGTGGCGACGCAAGCAGCATGGCCGATCTCGGCAGCGCGTTTTCCAGCGGTAGCTCGGGAGTGGGTTCGAACAGCTTCGGATTCACGATGCCCAGCGATTTCAGCAGCGGCACCGGAGACTCGTTTGCCGGGCTCTCGGGCGTCGGTTCCGGCATGTCTCTTCCGACTCAGGATGCCGGGTCGAACAGCTATGGATTCGCGAGCGGGTCGGGTGGGCTGCCGAGTCTACAGGGCATGCAAAGCGCCCTTGGCTCGGCAAGCAAAGCACTCGGAACACCGACTTCCTCAACGAGTGGCGGCGCGCGCGGCGCCGGCGGTGGTGTGCGGCTGCAAGCGCAGAACTTTCAGGTCCCAATCATGGATTACGTGGCTGCCGGCGGAAGCGCGGGGGGAAATTCACTTCTTCAACTGCTGCAAAAGCTTAAGCCGGGGAGCACGTCGTGAGCGCGAGCCATAACGCAAACGGTACGCCGACGACCGGCACGCAAGTCGGCAGCCAACTCAATAGTGCCGGCGGCATCGGTGCGTCGGTCGGCGGATCGTCTGGGCCGTGGGGCATGCTTGGCAATGTGACCGGCGGCCTGCTGCAGGGCACAGTTAATCAGAACCACAGCGGCAATAGTGCCGGCAATATCGGCGGCGCCGCGCTCAAGGGCGCGGGGACAGGTGCAGCCATCGGCTCGATTGTGCCTGGTATCGGCACAGCCATCGGGGCGGTGGGCGGCGGCATCATCGGTGCGCTCAGCACCCTGTTCTAAGGATCGGACATGGCCCTCATCGATCAACTCATCGCTCAGTACGGCAACGGTGCGAGCAATCCCTACGCGACGGCGCAACCTGTCATGCCGGCAAGCGGCTCAACGCCTGTTCCGGCGGTGCCAGTTAGCACGTTGATTGACTTGCTTGGTCGCTCAGCAAGCAACCCATACGCGGGACTCGGATCCGTGCCGGCTCAACAGTCGGCGAGCGCGGGCGCGCCGATGGGTTTCGGGGGTGGTGGCACGCTGCAAACTGCTCAGCAGCCTGCGGCGGTCACGCCAGCGGCGGTGCCAATGGTCGCGAAGCCTGCTAATGCGCCCATGGCGGCGCAGGCGGCTAGCAACCAGTTGCCGATTCAGATTACGCAGGCCCAAGGCGCGCCGGACGTGACGGTCGACGATCAGGGCAACGCTTCAGATGCGTGGCAGCCGAACCCGAACGGCGGCGGGATTCTGAGCGCGCTTGCGCCGGCCGCAGCCGACGCAGCAACGTCGCCGGAAAAGTCGAAGACGCTGCTCGGCGCACTCGGCGCTTCCATTTCCGGCATTGCTGACAAGATCACGAATCTGAGCCCGAACGCGAGCCAGGCACTCATCGCGTCAGGCCTCACGATGCTCGCCGGCAATGATGGCACTCGAAATCTAGGACAACTCGTCGGATTGGGCGGAATCTCGGGCATCAATTCGTATAACGCCAATCGCGAGCAGCAGACGCAGAACGCACTGGCGGCCCAGAAACTGCAGCAGACCGCGCAGCAGCAGGGATTCGATAACGCGCTCTCAGCCCGCAAGCAAATGTGGGAGGAAGGAAAGCCTGTCAGCGTCGGGCAAGATCAATCTCTGGTCGACCCGCGCACGGGCCGCCCGATCGTGCAGGCTCAACCTGGCGTTGCGCGTACAGCCGAAGTGCAGGGACCGGACGGCAACACATATACCGTCCAACTCGATCGCACCGGCAACATCGTGGGGCAACCGCTGCTCAAGTCGAACCCGAACGTCGGGCCGCTCGGCGATCCGCAACAAAAGACGGTGAACGATGCGCAGACGGCCGCCGCGAGCGCCCGGCAGACCTATCAGAACACGGCGTACCTCGCTAATCAGCTTGCAAGCGCTCCAGACTTCTCGAGCGGCTTTGGCGCGTCGGTGAACGACACGCTGACGAAGCTGACCGGCAACAAGGACGCTGGCCAGCAATTGCGCGGCCAGCTTGCGCAGTTTGCCAATAGCGCGATCCTCGGTGAACTGCCGGCCGGTTCCGCGTCTGACAAGGACATTCAGCTGGTGCGTAGCGGCGTACCGAGTGACACCGCGTCGAAGGATACGTGGCAAGCGTATCTCTCGGCGGTGGGCCGCGTGCAGCAGGTCAGTGCGCTGTATCAAAACGCCAAGTCCGACTACGTGACCGCGAACCGCGGCGATCTGGGCCCGCTCAAGCGCGACGCGACCATCAACGGCGTTCAGTTTCCGGCGGGCACGACGTTCGCCGACGCGCTGACGGGGCGCGCACCGCAGCAACAGCAGAGCAACGCCGGTGCTGTGCCGTACAGCGCTGCACTCGCAGAGGCTCGTCGACGGGGGCTGATCAAGTAATGGATCTCACAAACCTTTCCGACGCGCAGCTGGTCGACATCTTGAACGCGGGGCCCAACACGGCACCGGGTGCCGGTTTGCAGGCAGAAACTTCGGCCATTCACCGGAATGAGTCGAGCGGCGCATCGGACGCGCGCGCCGACATCGTCAACCCCGCATCGGGTGCGCGCGGCAGCATGCAAATCACGCCGACTGGTGCCGGCAGCTCGGATCCCGGTTTCGGCGTCAAACCGTCGAACGGAACGCCTCAGGATGATGCGCGTACCGGCCGCGATTACTACGCCGCGATGCGTCAGAAGTATGGCGCACCCGATCTTGCGGCGATTGCTTACAACTGGGGGCCGGGCAACACCGACAAGTGGCTGGCCGCCGGCGCTGATCTCTCGAAGCTGCCCGACGAGACGTTGAAATACGCGTTGAAGTTCAAGCAGCAGCTCGGAGACACTGGATCGCAAAGCGTGCCTGGCGTCACTGACAACCCGATTTTGCCGCCGCAACAAGGCAACGATTCGAATTTTCTAGTCAAGCTGGGTGCGGGTGCCGGGCAAGGTCTCGGCACCGCGGCGGCTGGCGTCGAGGCGCTGGTGGGCAGGGGCGTGTCTGCGCTTGGCGCAACCGACGCGGGTAATGCGATCACGGGTGATGCGCGAACTGCTGCTGCTCGCTTTGCACAGCAGGCAGCGGACGTCGGCGCCGGGCCGGATAGTGGATGGGGCACCGCTGGCCGGATCATCGGCGGCACGGCGCCGATGCTGTTCGCTGGTCCTGAGTTGCTCCCGCAACTCGCAACCGGCGCGGCGTTCGGTGCGACACAAGGCGCGCTCAACGATACGGGCGTCCTTCCCGGCGCCGTCGAGGGGGCGGGTCTTGGCGCGCTCGGATATGGGGTAGGAAAGGGTATCAGTGCAGCGACGGCTGCCGCGACACCCGCTGTAGCGCGCGCATGGAACACGCTGCGCGGTGGCGAGAATGCGGCGGCCGCAGGCATCGGCAAGAGTCTCGGCGGGGATCTTGACAGCACGATCGCGGCGCTGCGATCCAATTCTGACGAGTTGATCCCGGGCAGCTTGCCGACGGCGGCCGAAGCGGGGCAAAACACGCAGTTGGTCGGCATCCAACGCCGCCTGCAGAACACCGAGCAGGGGCAGATTGCGTTCACTGATCGGCAAAACGCAAACAACGCCGCCCGGTGGCAAGCGGCGAATGGAGCGGTCGGCCCGGATCTCGCGAATGAGGCGGAAGCATTCACCCAACAGCAGGCCGCTCGCATTGCCGCCGGCCAGGGTGAATTGCCGCCGCTGACACAGGCTCAAGCTGACGTCATGCAGACGCCGGCCTACGCGCAGGCGATGAAGAATGCAGCAGGGGTTGCGGAGAACCGCGGGAGCGCGGCGTTCGAAAATCAGCAAACTCCGCTTCTGCAATCACTCCGCGAGGGGATCGACAACGTTGCCGGAACGCGGGACACGATCGATTCGCTGAAGGCGGCGCGCGGCCAGACAGCTGACGACATGTTCGCCGCCGCAGACGTATCGGTTCCGACGAACTGGCCGGAATTCACGTCCTTGAATTCGAAGCCTGCATTTCAGGACGCCATGCGCATCGCGCAGACCATGTCGGATAACCTCGGCGAGGGTCCGATTGTTCGCACCGAGGCTGACGGCGGTGGCCAATGGGTCTCGGGTCATGGCTTGCTGTATGCAAAGGGCGTGCTCGACGACCAGATCAACCGCGCGTTGCAGCAGGAGCAGAACACGCAGGCCCGCGCGCTGATCAACGTGAAGAATCAGCTTGTCGGCTTGATGGATCGGGCGAGCCCCGACTATGCGCCGGCTCGCGCGCAGTTCCAGGCAGACTCTGCGCCGATCGACGCGCAGCAGGCATTGCAAACCCGCCTGAATGGAACCGTGGACCCGCTCACCGGTTCCGTCAGCCCGAACAAGCTACGGCAGACGATCAACAGCGTGGTCGGCGAGCAGATGAAGCCCGGCATTCGCGCGGCCGATCAGGTCACGCCGCAGATGATCGATCAGTTGCGCGCGCTCGGCCAGCAGGCGCAGCGCACGCCAACGAACATGGTCGGCCTCGAAGGAGAGGGGCAGGAATATCTTCGGCAGGCGCTGCAGGACCGCGTGCGGGCGAGCGCTGATTCGCTGATGAAGCGCGAAGCCAATCAGGCATCCGACAACTTCAATCAGTACCTTCGCCAGAACTCGCCGAGCTACGACGAATACATGACGCAGGCTGCAAGCACTGGGTCCGATATTCAGTCGCGCCAGCAATTGCAGCAGGCGTTGCAGAAGCTCGGCCTCGGCGCGCACAACACGGCCGGCGATCCGATCATCACGCTCAACGGCGCCAAGAGTCTGCTTGCCGGACAGCAGCCATTGACCGGCGGCGCGCGTGCGTACGCTGACACGCTGATCAGCGATCTGACGCGCGCATCAGCAGCTAACAACCCGCTCGGCGCGGCCGGTAGCCAGACCTTTGCGAACGCGCAGCTCGGCGGCGGCCTGCTCGGTCGATTCATCAATGGCGGCGCGCGGCAGACCGCGGTTGGTGGCGCGATCGCCGGCGGCGCGCACGGATGGGCGATCGGTCAGGCCGTGCAGTCAGCCGTAGCGCGTGTCTCGGCAAAGACAGAGAAAGCGGCGATCGATCTGCTGCTGAATCCGAAGAAGCTGGCGAGGGCGCTCGAGGATTTCAAGGGGCAACCTCAAGCGAAGCAGGTCTTCGTCGACGCACTCAAGCAAAAGGCATCCGGAGCAGGCCGCGCCGGCGTGCGCGCTGTTCAGGCATACGAAGCGAGCCGCACACAGAGAAAACAGAGCAACCGGGGCATGTGATTGGACAACGGACAAATGAACGATGCCGAAGTGAAGGTGCTCGTCGAGCGCATGAACAACTACCTCGATGGGCAAAAGCGTATCGAAGGGCAGCTTGCAATGCTCGTTCAGATGCAGCTATCCCTCGCTTCTGTTCAAGAGCAGATCAAAGGGCTGGACAACGGCCAACGGCGCCTATTCGAAAAATCCGACGAGGTTGACGACGCGATCCAGAAATTGCGCGACAAGGAAATCCAACCGCTTCGCGACGACATGGTTGGTAATCGCCGCGCGCTTCGGGTCCTAGGGGGTGTCGGCGCAATGGTCGTCGCGGCGGCCGGCGGCTTGTATTCGCAGTGGAAGCCTTGGCAGGCCGATTTCGATGCCGCCAGGCAACGGCGGGACGAGCAGTTGGCGAAATACCAGTTCGACGTCGGGAATGAACTGCGCAAAGACGACAACCGCCTGACGGTGCTGGAGTTCCGGGCGAACAACGTAGACAGCAAGGGGAGCAAGTGATGTCGAGCTTCGATGATGCGTTTGCCGCGCTGATAGGCAACGAGGGCAGCTTCACGGCCGACCCGAAGGATCGCGGTAACTGGACGAGCGGTCAGGTTGGTGTCGGCAAGTTGAACGGCACGAAATATGGGATCAGCGCCATGTCGTACCCGACGCTCGACATCAAAAATCTGACGCTCGATCAGGCCAAGCAGATCTACCGCGCCGACTACTGGACGAAGTTTGGCGGTGATCTGCTCGACTCGGCGCTCGCGTTTCAGGTGTTCGACGGTGCAGTCAATAGTGGAGTCGGCCCGGCTATCAAGTGGCTCCAATCGGCGGCCGGCGTGAAGGCTGACGGAGTGCTCGGGCCGATGACCGCCGCCGCGATCGCCGCGCACGAGCCCAAGGCGCTGATCGCCGCCTTCAATGGCTACCGTCTGCAATTCATGACGCAAGCCGCCGCGTGGCCGACCTACTCGAAAGGCTGGGCGCTGCGTATCGCAGGCAATCTGATCAAGGGAGCAACAGCATGAAGTGGTCCGACCTCGCACCCATCATCGCCAAGGCGGCGCCGCTGCTCGGCTCGGCGCTCGGCCCGATCGGCACGATTGCCGGCGGCGCGGTGGGTGCCATCATTTCGTCGGTGACCGGCACGCCGGCCGATGATCCAGACGCGGCCGCTGCCGCCATCGCCGCGGATCCGGCGCTGCTCGAGAAGCTGCGCGAAGCGGAGTTGGCGAATCAGGCCACGCTCGCGCAGGTGGCCCTTCAGCAGAAACAGGCCGAGCTGGCCGCTCAGACTGCCGCCGACGCCCAGCGCACCGCGCAGTATGCGGCCGAAGCGGCGGACCGCGACAGCGCGCGAAAACTCGCCACGCAGCAGCCGAACGACTTCATGCGGCCGCTGCTCGCGCTAGTGCTGATGACGATGACCGCATACATCGTTTGGGCCGTGATGGGCGGCCACGCGGACAGCGTCATCAAGGACACGACCGCGGCGCTCACCGTCGGCACGCTGATCGGCTACGTGCTCAGCGAGAACAAGCAGGTTCTCGGCTTTTACTTCGGCATGACACAGGACGGCGCGCGTACGAATCAGGTCGTGCGGGACTTCGCAGTAACACCGGGAGCCGTCACTTCGGCGCCGCAGACGACCGCCACTGTGCAAACGAGCGGAGCTGAGCCGGCTGTCGTAGTTCAGGGCGGCGCGAATGACATTTTCAAGGGACACTAAACATGCCGGTACCGAGCAGCTTTAACGACATCTCCGAAACGCCGAGCTCGAACTCGCCGCTTGGCAGCGAGCCTGTCGGCCCGAACGCGAACGACTACTTGCAGGCCGCCTTCGCCTTCATCCGGCAAATCTACGACGGCGCTGTGAAGCCGTTGGCGGCTGTCGACTTCAATGCCGAAAAGCTGACGAACATCGCCGCCGGCACCATCTCGACGACGAGCAATGATGCAGTCCGCGGAGATCAAATTTACAGGGTAGGCGAAGTGCGTTACTGGTATGGGCCGCCAACAGAAGCGGCGGTCGTGGGTGCTTGGCCGGTGGGATGGCACTTCGCGGACGGCACGCATGGGACGCCTGATCTGCGCGACCGGTTTCTGGTAGGCGCGGGTCTCTCGTATCCAAATGCCGCAACTGGTGGCGCTGCGACGGTGTCACTGAGCACTGCGCAACTGCCTTCGCATAGTCACGGCATCAGCGATACGGGGCACGTTCATGGGATCATCGACAGTGGCCACGCACACGGCGTGACGGACCCTGGTCACAACCACGGAAGCGGGAATGGAGGTGGATTCATAACAAATACCGGCTCCGGAGGCCCTGTTATTTCTTCGGGATCCGGCGGGGGAGTTTCAGGCGGCACTTCTATAGCGGTCACGGGGATCGGTGTGAATTCCAGCGGGTCAAATATATCGATGGCCTCGGCAACAACCGGTATCTCTGGCACGCAAAACACTGGTTCTGGCGCGGCAATCGAAAACCGTCCACCGTACTTTGCGCTGGTGCCGATCTATTACACAGGGGCAGCCTGATCATGCTGACCGTCTATATCGGTGCAACTTTCAACCTCGTTGGTGGGCTGCAGCAGGATGGCGCACCGGCTGATTTTTCCGGCTGGTCGTTCACGGCCAATCTCTATGATCAGACGGGCAAGACCCTGATTTCTCCGCTCTCTGTCTTGTGGGTCGACATCACCAAAGGGCTTCTTACCCTGTCGGCAGCGTCGACGGAAAACTGGGCTGCGTGCAAGGCGCGCATCGACTGCAAACTCGTGACCCCTCAAGGCGAGGTGGTGCTTGGACCGCCGACCTATCTGCGCATTGCGCAATCTCCGCTGAGCTGATCATATGGAACTGTCGCTTGTCCTAACCAACGACTCAGGATCGTATCAAACGATACTAGGTCAGTTTCTAGCGGTGAACGTCGCCGATACGATGGCCGATAGAGTAGCGGCGGAAGCGGCCGCGATGACTGCCACGCAGCAAGCCGGCATTGCCACCACTGAAGCTGGAATTGCTACGACACAGGCAGGTACCGCGACCGCGGCGGCCGGTACCTCGACCGCTCAGGCAGGAATCGCCACCGGCGCCGCAGCCACTGCGACAACGCAACAAGGTATCGCGACTGGCGCGGCAGCCACGGCCACGACGCAGGCGGCCAATGCTGGCACATCGGCAGCCAATGCATTGACGGCTGCCTCCCTTGCTCAGAATTGGGCCTCGCAGGCGAGCGGCACCGTGGACGGCGTCAGCTATTCTGCGAAGTACTACGCGGGTCAGGCGGCCGCGAGCGCAGCGGCCATTACGCTCCCGCTTCCGATCACGAGCGGCGGTACGGGCTCGACAACGGCCTCGGCGGCCCGTACCGCGCTCGGCACTGTCGCGAAAGCAGGCGACACATTTACGGGCCCGGTAACGCTCTCGCCGACCTCGGGCGACGGTGTGCTCGCGATTGATTCTGTAGCGGGCAATACGGGCTCTTTGCAGTTCAAAACGGCGGGCTCCCTACGTTGGGCTTTGCAGCGCAATAACACGACCGAATCAGGCAGCAATGCGGGCTCAAATCTGCTGCTAACCCGCTATACGGACGCGGGCGCGTCGATCGACAACCCTATCAGCATTGTCCGATCGACCGGCGTAGTCTCGCTCTCGCAGCGGCCGACATTCGCCGGTAATACCGCGATCGACACCGGCAACATTGCAGCGAACGCGCAAGGCCGATTGATCGGCGTGCAAGTCTTTACGTCGAGCGGCACTTACACGCCGACCGCCGGAACGAGCAGCGTTATTGTCGAAATCCAAGGTGGCGGTGGTGGTGGTGGTGGCTCTGTCGCTAACTCGGGGACGAATGTAAGTGCGGCGTCAAGCGGCGCGGCGGGTGGCTATATCAAGCATCGTATGACTTCTGGTTTCAGCGGCGCCACTGTGACAATTGGATCAGGTGGAACGGGTGGAACGGGTGCATCTGGCGGATCAGGAGGAAACACCAGTTTCGGCGCATTGACCGCTGGAGGCGGCAGCCCTGGGGTAACAGGAGCAACGGGCACCAATTCCGTAAGCGGTGGTAGCAGTGGTGGTAGCTCAAGCGGTGGAAATATCGTCAATGTTCCTGGTGCGCCTGGAAATTGGTCCTTCAGTAATGGCTCTGTTTATCTTTCTGCTACTGGAGCAAATTCTTTATTGGGGTCCGGGGGTATGTATGGCATCAATACCAACGCTGGAAACGCCAGTGGATTCGGTGCTGGGGGGGGTGGCACGCTTCAAGGGTTCAACCTCCCCGCAGTGAAGGGCGGCAATGGGTCAGGAGGTATCGTGATCGTCTATGAGATCGCATGATGATAAATAGATACGCAATCGTCGAAGACGGCACTGTCGTCAACGTTGCCCTTTGGGACGGTACGACTGAATGGGACGGTAACGAAGGGGCAGTACTCCTGCCTGAAAACTCTCCCGTCGATCTGGGCTACACGTATGACGGCTTAAATTTCACGGCGCCCCCTCCGCCACCGCCTTTTCCGAACGTCTTCTGAGCTACCATGTCGCCTTTCCAGATATTCCGGGTGGAAAGGCATGGCAAAGACCTGCAGGTTCCAATCGATACAGGCGCTGCGCGCGGTGGCTGCACTCGGCGTTGTCGCCTATCACACGAACGGGAACGTTCAGGGAGCCGGCTGGTTACCGCACATCTTTCACGCGGCGTCGTTGTACGGCGAGATCGGCGTCGACATCTTCTTTGTGATCTCCGGTTTCGTTATTGCAACTGTCACGCATGATTTGCCCGCTGGCCTAGACTCTGCCCGATCCTTCCTTTCCGCCCGTATCGCCCGCGTCGTTCCGCTGTACTGGGCAATGACCGCGCTGTTCGTGGCGCTCGTGCTGCTGGCTCCAAACGCGCTCGTGAACATCCCTCTGAGCGCGACCCATACCATCGCCTCGTTCCTGTTCATTCCATCGTTCAATTGGGCCGGGAAGATCGAACCGGATCTGTATGTCGGCTGGACCCTCCAGTTCGAAATGTGGTTCTACGTCGTTTTCACGGTGGCTATCTGTTTCGCGCGACGCCGGTTGCTGGCGGTGGGTGCTTTCCTTGTCGGCACATGTCTTCTGGGATTGCTCCCCGGCGAAGGTGCGATCTTCAAGACATACACGAATCCGCTGGTGCTTGAGTTCGTTTTCGGGTGCGGCCTAGGATGGTGGTATGCGTCCGGCCGACGAATTCCTGTCGCCGTGGGTATCGCCGCTCTTGTTATTGCGCTCGGCGTTCACGAGTTCGTCAAGCCGGTGCTGAACGAAATCAACCGGTTCTGGGTGTTTGGCACGCCAGCACTGGCGCTTGTCATGCTCTGCCTGTCGGTCGAACAGCGTATAAGGTGGGGAAGCATTTCACAGGCGATCGGCGATTCCTCGTACTCGCTCTATCTGACGCACGTGTTCGCCGTGCCGATTGGGATCAGGATTCTGATGCTGATGGATGGCGGACGCCGTATCCCCGGCGATCTGGCGTGCGTAGTGGTCGTTCTGATTTGTCTCGCGATCGGGCTCGCCTCATATCGATGGATCGAGCGTCCGCTGAACCGGTCAATCAAGAACTGGGTAGGTATCCGGCGCTTGGCCCCGCGCCATAGCCGCACCTGAAAATCCTGATCGAAGGCTACGTTGCTACGTCGATTGGCCTGATCATTCGCAAACCTTAAAGGAGCCGCGCGGCTGCTGCGCCGATTTCGGTCGCTAAATCTGCGCCGAGCAGACAAACTTTGTTCACGTGGTTTAGCGGCACGTCGGCGCTCGCTATGGCCAGTAGCGCAAAAAGCGATTCGAGCTGCGCCGCGCGCATCGTTATTGAGTCGATCGCTTCGTTGACGGTCTTCAATGCTGCCTGCGCCGCGTCGACGGCATCCTGGTTCCAATCCATCACTTGCCCTCCTAATCTCAATGTTGGTGTGATGGCATTTTGATGCCATTAATGATTCTGTAATGGATGGAAGTGATCGTCTAACTGGCGCTATTTCGGTGCTTAGTTTGGTATCAGTGGCGCGCCATAATAGCGGTCGATAGAATCCGCCGCATGGCGAACGACGACGACAATCTGGTCAAAACCTCCCTTCGACTGCCGAGGCCGCTGCACGCCGAAATTGACAGGGCGGCGGACGCGGCTGGCATCTCAACGAACGCTGAGATGCTTTTGCGCTTGGCGCGCGATCCCCATGTCGACACCGCCGGCCAGGTGATCGAGCACATCAGGACGGTGGAGAGTCACGCTCTGGAGGCGATGGCCCGCCAGATGAAAGCATTGTGGGGCGCTCTGGACCGCGCGAACATTACCCTGGAACACGTGGCTGCAGCGATGGCGCAGGTGCCCCCCGATGGCAACGCGGCAGCCCTCAAGAGGGAAGTCGAATTCGCACGCGAGTTGATTAACGCGCTCGGCGCCCATCGGTGACGTGTGACCAATTTGTGCCCACACTCTAGATAAAGGCGCTGAAAACCGCTGAAAATTACGATAATCTGTTTGCTGACCGGCGCGGGACTATCGTTTAAAAATCAAGTAGTTACAGAGGTTTTTTGAGTTTCTTGCCTCGGTAGGCTATCTGAACCATTCTGCGGCGCGCCGACCAGAAAAGATGAAGTGCGCCGCCGTCAAACCCTTGTGCAGCTTGGCTTTCAGCCCGCCTTTACCGTTCTCGGCGGATTTGTGCCCGAAATATCTGAAGCATTATGTGACCAGATTGTGACCACCTCGGCGTGCTCGGCCAGATGGTCGGGCGCCAAGTGGGCGTAGCGTAAAACCATCTCGTACTTCGACCAGCCACCCAACTCCATCAGCCGGTTCAGCGGGGTGCCACCCTGCACATGCCAGCTTGCCCAAGTGTGCCGCACATCGTGGAACCTGAATTTCTCGATTCCGGCACGCTCGCAGCATCGGTTCCACTGCTCCAAATCCCACTTCAGGCACGGCTCGCCGCGGCGCGTGAAAACATACCGCTCGTGCTTGCCGATCTGCCGCCTGATCGCGGCTACCGCCTCAGCGTTCAACGGCACGCCGATCGGCTTGCGGGCCTTCGCCTGGTCGGGATGAATCCACGCCCGGCGCTTGGCCAGATCAACCTGCGTCCATTCGAGACCGAGAATGTTCGCCTGTCGCAGGCCAGTCGCGAAACCGAAAATCGTCACATCGCGCATCCAGTCCGTCCGCATCGAGGACAGCAGGCGCTGCGCCTCGTCGCGGTCGATCCAGCGGATTCGCTTGGGGCCGGTCTTCAGTTCGGTGAGTCTTGGTGCCGCGTCGATCCACTCCCACTCATGCATGGCAATATTGAACAGCGCCCGCATTGATGCGATATACCGGTTCTTCGTGGAATTCGTGACCGGCGTGACTTTCTTGCTTTTGGCGCTGGCTTGCGGCAGCGCCTGCATGATCTCGTCACGCGTGATCGAGTCCAACTGGCGCCCGGCGAAGAAGTTGCGAAAATGCCGCATGTGGATCGCCTTGTTCGTGTAATCCACGGTGCCAGCGTGGTCCGTCAAAAACCGGAGTGCTGCCTCGTCGAAGGTCCGCGGCTCTTTCTCGCCAAGCCGGGACACTCGCCACAGATCAGCTTTCAGTTTGTCGTGGAGTTCCTGCGCCTCCTTCCTGTTGGTAGTCCCAGCAGATTGTCTAAGGCGGCCGCCGCCTGGCTTGCGGATGTCGATATGCCAGACGTCGGAGTCATTGCGCTTTCGGATGGACATGCTAGTTTTCCCTGCTCCGTCCGCGCCGGTCGAGTTTCATTGTACTCGCCGGCTCGTTCCTTCAATGTGGTCGGCCATACGCGCCAGGCAGCACCGATCCGGAAGAAACCCAACTGCTCCTTGTGGGCGTAGACGGTCCCGTATGAGACGCGCAGGAGTTGAGCCGCTTCCTTGATGCTCAGCGCGCGGTCGCCGATGATCGCGATGGCATTCATACTCATTCCTTCGCGGCATCGCCGCGCATCAGATTGCGCAGGCTATCGGCCGGCACTCCGCTAGCGCGCTTTCCGATCTTGATTAATTTCAGTTGCCCGGCATTGACCAGACGATAAACGGTCCATTTCGAAACACCGAGAAGGGCCGCGACTTCATCGACGCGGTAATGTCTCTGGATCGGCGTCATCAAAGTTGTCTCTTCCAAAATTCGAGTTGTTTGTGAATCCGCGCTGCGACCTCGTCGACACCGTGCGCGGGGAAGTCGGCGCGAATGCGAAGCTTTCCATCGTGGCCATAAAAAGTGATCTCGGCGTCCGGCTGCTCGCGCTTCTTGCCGCGGCCGTACTTGCTCCAGTCGATAACGTTGTTCATGCTATGACCTCGTCAGGTTCCTGAGCCCAGTTCGCCGGCTTGCCTTCCAGCATTCGCTGAAGCGCGGCGGCGCGCATGGCTTCGATGTTTTCGGCGGCGCGGTAGCTGATAGCGATCTTCGGGCGCCGGCCGATGACGTCAGGATCGGCCGGTATCCAGCGTACGTCGCGCGTTCGGGTAGCGGTGCCGACCGCGGTCAACTTTCCTGATTCCTCAAGCTGACGAACGCGCGTGCCCATGACTCCGGCATCGACGCCAAGCGCTTCGGCAATGGCCTTGGTGGACATCGGCTTGCCTTTGGATGCCAGCAGGTCGACGATGGCCGAGCGGCGGTTATTTGCCATCGACCGTGGTCTCCTGAAATTTCTCGGCGATCAGTTGGTGCAATTCGGCAAACCGATCGACGTACCAGTGCGGCTGCGTCTCGCGCGGGTTGCCCGGGTTCGTCAGATTCTTGCCGTAGTGCAGACCAGCATCCGTGATTGCCCAGAAGTGCTTGATGCCATCGGCGGCGCGCGGCGAGTTGCTTTTGCGCTTCATCTCGACGAGATAACCCGCCTCAGCTAGTAGCAGGTTGTACGCGCGCGCGCCGATGCGAATGCCGTGGTCTCGCAGCAGGGCCGTCAGAGGCTTCGTCACCATCGAACTGCCGGCCGTGTCTGCTGCCGCGTCGATCACGTATGCAGGCAGGAATGTTGGATCACCGCCATTAGTCTTGATGATGTGCGTCAGCATTGCGACCTGGCTGGACGGTGCCGGCTTCAGCATGCGGACAAAGGCTTCCGCACCGGCCAGCTCGACTTCGACCTTTGAAGGCTGGCGATGCGCCGCCGGCACCTGATAAGCGCCGGTGCGCCGAATACTTGGAAGCACCTCCTCGAACACCCAGCGCTCGAATGCCTCGGCGGCCGGCATGTCGCTTTTTACGATGAGACGAAGCACGTCTGCTTCGGTAAGTACGCGGGTATCTTGCGCTCGCCCCAGACTATCGGTGATGGGGTAACGAATCGTTACCCCCTTGCAATGGTCGCCCATTGCCTTGCTTGCGTTGGTGTACCCGAGCGCATCGCAGACGTCTTTACCAACAAAATGCTCTTGATCGTCAATTACGATGGCGCGTACTTGACGGCCGCCGAATTCAAAAGGAATCAACTGGTTCATTTAAGCCTCCTCCACTGCAAAGAAGTGGATCAACAATTCGGTTTCGCGATCGGAGATGATCTGGGCCGCCCAAAGCTTCATCAGAAATTGCTTGAGAATCGTTTTCACGATCGCACTCCCTGTTCCGCTTCGATTTCCTTCATGAACGATGGGTGCGCTCGCGCGACGACTGGATACACCGCAGCGACGCGCGCCACGGGCAGAGCACCGACAGCCTGAGGCGAGTACGACTTGAGCCGCAAGCCGTCGGCTGTGCGCGCGATAAGCTCGCGGACGATACACGCGCCGTCGACGAGCTCGATAACGACGTCGTCGCCCGCCTGTGCCTCGCTCTGCGTGTCGTAAATGACGGCCTCGCCAATCTTGAAGCGCGGCCGCATATCGCCGTTCGATACTGGGAAGGTCATGAAGCGGTGCATATCAGACGCTCCCGTAGTGAGCGGCAAAGTAACCGAGTCGGGTCTGGTCGGTCTGCAACAGATCTGTGCAGTTCTCCATGTCTCGCGCAAGACCGCGGAGCGCGTCGCGAAGTATTACGAACGTGTGGGCCGCGCTGTCATTGGGACCTGCGTTGCTGATAGCGACATCGCAAAGTTCGTAGAGCGCCGTAACGGAGTGAAACGATTGTTCACAGCGAAACGCCACTGCGGCGATGTCGCCGGGAGGGATAGAGGCGGAACGCTTATCCATGGGGCACCTCCTGCTCCAACTTCTTGATCTGGTGTGCTCCGAAGGATTCGTTTTCCAGAATGTGATAGATAAAATCACTGAGGCACTCGACGGCGCCCGCCAGGTTTTGCTTGGTGAAGTCGTCGATACCGCTGCGACACTCGTCATCTAGGTCATCGCCGAGCGAGTTGTGCAGGATTCGTGCAACGGACGCTATGCCGCGGGACGCCCGATTAAGGTCCGCTAGCGCGGCATTCCGGATGCGGCTGAATTCTTCTGACTCGTCGACCGGCATCCAGCGGTCCTCGGTGAGGGAAGGGCGCTCAGACATGGCTGGCCTCCATTGATTCCACATGACGCGCAATCTGATCCAGATGCGCCGTCTCTTCGGCACAGGCCTTCCGGAAGGCATCGCGAGTGCGACTCGATCGCGCGCGGGCGACGTCGTCGATGTAGTTGCAACCGACCTCTTCGGCAGCGCCGTTGACGAAGTTCATCAGGTCGCCAGCGGTGTATTGCAGAAGTCCCAGCAGTTCGACGAGACTATCCGGATCCCGCCAGAAGCTCGGCGCTTCCATCGCGCGAAGAATTACAGTGACAAGCGAACTGATCTGTTCGAGCTGAACCTGGCACATCGAATCAATGCCGTTGATCACTTCATGCAATTTCCGCAATTGCTTTTCGTCCTTGACTTGCTGCGCTGCGGTTGTAGAATTCGGCTTGTTCATTTCGTTTTGCCTCTGCTGTATCAGCGCGCCGACTGTTCCTAGGCATTCGGCGCGCACCCTTCCAAGCTGCCATTTCTGGCAACCCCCTAAAAAATCATCGCTTCTCGAATCGTAGGCGTGTGTTGTCCCAACTAGGCAGGACTGCCAAGTAATGATGTGGCGCTACGATTCGATGTTTTTTCTTCTGTGACTCTCCGCTAACTTCTCCTTTGGTTCGTCTTGCTACGTTATGACACTGAATGGTTCACGAAAATGTACTGAATAACCACTGTCCGAACAGGATAAATGAAAAAGTTAAACGTGTAACTCGTAACCTTAGTCGTAATTTAATAAAACTGGACGGCAGGCACGCGCCATGGAATAACACTTCACCTTCAGCTCGAAAAACTCTACAGCACAAAAAGCCGCTTCCGGCTAATGGCGCGCGCAAGTATTGGCCACAAGTCGGAAATGTCCTTTTAAATCAAGACGAACTGTTCACGTTCAACGTTACTTCGTTGCCCGCGTTGACCACCGCCATGTCGCGCCTCGGTCTGCCAATGCCCCTGGTTCCGGGAAAAGGATCAGACATTGGAGTTCGATCTTGGACAGTTCGAGAAGTCAGAACTGCAACTTGCCGGGCTCGATGCCGTCAGCAAGCAGATTCGCTGAGACGCGGCAGATCAGCGCGTTGATGACTCGGTTGTCGTGGGAAGCCTTCGAGAAGCGTAAACCGGTGGCGCGCATGACGGGCGCTGCGACGTGGGCTGCGGCGCGCTGCATGGCGTAATGGAAGCGGATCAGATTCATTTCGGCCTCAATGTGCGGTAGGACACGTTGAGGAAAGTATAAGACATTTCTAAAATATAGTTCAAGAAATATCTACGTTTTTTGCGAGGGGATGTCCAAGGCACTTTGACGAAGGCCCGCCGTGATGACAGATACGTCGACAATCTCGCTGTCCGCGCAGCTCGCGTTTGGGCCGTCCTCGTTGATCGGCCCAAATAGCCATTCTTCGTCACGCGTATATAGGTATTGCATCACCATGTGTTCGTCTGACTGCAAATGAACCAACACATCGTCGCCAGGTTCCGGCTTCCTCGACGGCTCCACGACTATGACCTCGCCACTCCGGATGCGTGGCTTTAGGTCATGGCCTTTGATCCGAATCGCAAATGCGTCTGGCGAGTAAGTGGCGAAATCGACGTATTGTGGCTCATCGCCAGTCTTCTTCATCTCGATCAGACCGTCCGATGTGGTTGTCGCCTGCCATCGGATAGGAACGCTTCGCAGCATAAGAGGCCTTCCGCCGGGCGCATCCGCTAAAGCGTCGGCGGCCGCGTAGGCCGCTCTCGAGTGATCTGAATTGATTGGCTCAATTGGCTGATCAAGCCAGCCAGGCGGGATTGATACCTTTGCTTCCAGTGCGCGCGCCGCACGCTCCCCCATGCTCCGACCGCCATTGTAGGTACTGGACAGGTATTGAGAAATCTGCGCTGCCGAATAGCCAAATCTCCCGGCGAATACGCTCACATTCCCGTTTGCGATCGAATCAACAAGATGTTTTAAGCGGATGCGTCGTACAGCAAAAGTGTCCATGATGAACCTTTAGGTTTTTCTAAATTCTAGTTCAAGATATTTCTTGACACAAGTATTTAGATTAATCTAATCTCTGGCAATGGATTTCTATCTGTTTCTTACGGGCCTATCGATCGCCGAGCGCTCCGCGTTTGCCGAGCGCTGTGGCACAACCCCCGGTCGCCTTCGGCAAATTGCCTACGGAAACGAGCCGGCCAGCCCGCAACTCTGTGTCGCGATCGATCGAGAATCGCGAGGCGCGGTGCGGTATTCGGCGGTCAATGACAAGTGGATTGAGCGCAGCGGTCCGACCGACGGGCGAAAACGCATTCCGATGGATTGGGAATACGTTGAGCAGAAAGCGGCAAAGGCGGCGGGCTCATGACCTCTCCGAACCAATTCGAGCCCACTACGGCGCCTTCGCCCTCTGACATGCAGGCTTTGCAATGGAAGGGCGTCCAGCGAATTTCCAACGATATCGACGGATTCGTCATCGTTGAGATTTTCCCCAGCGCGTCAGTCCCGGGATATATCCACTACTCGGTCTACAACGTGAAGTCCGGCCACGTCGACGAATCTTGCAAACCGATTCCACCGGCGATGGTGCTCCCCGTGGTTGACCTCACGCTGAGCGGAATGGGCCTGTCTATCCACGGTTTGAGTTGGAAGTCGAGCGTCGACGTGGACAAGTCCAGAGACGCGACATGCGATTCACCATTTCTTTTGCCCAATCTTCACTGAGATCAGCATGCTTGAACTGACACGTCATCCCTTGTCGGCAGCGTTTCCTTCATTCTCCGACACGGATCTCGACGCCCTCGTTGAGGATATTCGTGCATTCGGCCAACGCGAGTCAGGTCTCGTCTTCGAGGGGATGATCCTGGATGGTTGGAATCGCTATCAGGCCTGTGTGCGGCTGGGAATCGAATTTAACTATATTGAATTCGAAGAGGAATATCCGGGCGTAGATCCCGAGGACTATGTTGTCTCGAAGAATCTGCATCGGCGCCATATGACGGATTCCCAGCGTGCTGCGTCGGTTGTCGCGGTCAGTCGGTGGGTGCCCGTTGGCCGACCGAATAACCTCGCCCACCGGGCGACATTATCGACAAATGCGGAATTGGCTCATCGAGCAGACGTCAGCGAGCGAACGATCAGCCGGGCAAAGGTCGCGCACGAAGCCGGTCTTGGCGGCGCGGTTATCGCTGGCGAAATGACCCTGCGGCAAGCTGAGGAAGCCGTTAAGGCTCAGCGCGCGCCGACGATCCGCGAGCAGAAGGCCGGCACGACGCACGAAGGCGCCGGCGAGCTGGCGGCGCGCACCGATGCAGTTGCCACCAAGCCGCCTTTGCGTCAGCGCGCCGATGAGGACTCCTCATCGCGACTGCCAACGCCTCTGGAGACGGCAATCGCGGACCGCGATGAAGCGCGCGATCACGCCGGAGACCTCGCCGACGAGCTCCGAATCGCAAAATCTGAACTTGACGCCTATCGCGCTGCTGAGATCGGGGAAGGCGAGAAACATCTCATCGCAGCGAACAAGCGCGTTCTGAAGCTTGAGGATGAGGTTCGCTACCTCACCGCGCGCCGTGACGCCCTGATGGACGAAAACGCTCAGCTTAAGCGTGAGATCAAGAGCCTTTCGCGTCGCTTGGGGATCAAGGCCAATGGCTGAGAAAATTAACCTTCGGCCGTATCAACTCGCGTCAATCGAGGGCCTGCGTGAGGGCGCGAGGCGTGGCCACCGCGCGCAGGTTTTAATGGCGCCGACCGGTGCGGGAAAAACCGTGATCGGCGCACAGCTTTCTGACGAAGTGAACAAGAAAGGGCGGCGTGCGGCATTTGTAGTCGACCGCGTCAACCTCGTCGACCAGACGAGCGCACTATTCGACAAGTACGGTATCCCGCACGGCGTCATCCAGGCAGACCACTGGCGCAAGCATCTGTTTGAGCGCATCCAAATCTGCTCAGCGCAGACGATCGAGAAGCGCGGATTCTTTCCCGACCTTGATCTACTGATTGTGGACGAATGCCACGCCACGCGCAGGGCAACCGCGAACCTGATCAAGAACCGCACGGACTTGCGCGTCATTGGTCTGAGCGCTACGCCGTTCTCGAATGGCTTGGCGGACCTGTACACGAACCTCGTGAACGTGTGCACGACCAACGAACTTGTTTCCGAGGGTTTCCTCGTGCCACTGCAGACCTACGCGGCGCGGGCAGTTGACATGACGGGCGCGAAGATCGTTGCCGGCGAGTGGACCGACAAGGAAGCTGAAAAGCGCGGCATGGAGATCGTTGGCGACGTCGTTCAGGAGTGGATCGACAAGACAATGCTGCACTTCGGCGGCCCGGTTAAAACGATCGTCTTCAGCGCGACGGTCGATCACGGCGAGGAACTCTGCCGCCAGTTCAATGAACACGGCTACAACTTCCAGCAGATCAGCTATCGGGATGGCAGTGATGAGGTCCGGCGTGAACTGATCGAGGAATTCCGCAAGCCCGACAGCACGATTACCGGCCTGGTGTCTTGCGAGGTTTTCACGAAGGGTTTCGACGTGCCGGACATTCTGTGTGGTGTCGGCGCGCGCCCGTATCGCAAGAGCCTTTCGAGCCACATCCAGCAGCTCGGCCGCGTGATGCGCACATCGCCAGGCAAGACGTTTGGCCTGTGGCTCGACCACTGCGGCAACGTCCTGCGCTTCGGCGAGGACGCGGCACGGATCTTTGCCGAAGGACTGCACAAGCTTGACGACGGCGCACTCGACGCGAAGACACGCTCGGAGCCAACCGAGAAGGAAAGGAAAGAAATCACATGCTCATGTGGTTTTGTACTGCCTCCAGCGTGCAAGGCGTGTCCCGCGTGCGGCAAGGAGCGTGAACGTCGATCGCTCGTCGAGAACATCGCTGGCGTGATGGAGGCAGTGGGCGACCATAAGGCGCCGGTAGCGACCGTTCCGGAGTATCTGCGTGACAAGACATCCGTTTGGCGACAGCTTTGCTGCCTTGCGATTGAACGTAAGCCGCAAGATCCGGAGAAGGCGAAGAAGTTTGCTTTGGCGCAATTCCACAATCTGTATGGTCACTGGCCTCAGCACGACTTTTCGACATCGAACCTCGAGTCTCCGACCGTGCAATTGAAAGGCAAGGTGCAATCGTTGCTGATTCGTCGCGCGCACCAGGTGGGGAGGGCGAATGCAGTTCGCTGATTTCGCCGCGGCACATGGCCTGATTATTCGCTCGCTGAACGACGATGGCCGTACGCATCGGGTGCCGACAGAGGATCACCCGAAGAAGCGCAACGGCGCATACATGTTCGATGGCCATTCTGGCTGGGTGCAGAACTGGGCCGTTCACGAGAAGGCGATTGCGTGGCGGCACGGCGGAGATGGTGGCGTTCCAAACGCGCCCCCCAAGCGTGACATGCAGGCGGCACGGCGGCGCGAGGCAGAAGAACGGGCGGCGGCAGCCGCAGCCGCCCAGCAGGTCATCGCTCGCTGCAGCTATGACACTCACCCTTATCTGGCGAAGAAGGGGTTCCCCGATCAGCGCGGCCTTATCGATAACGATGGACGTCTCGTGATTCCAATGAGGAACATGCGCGACTACCAGCGCGTGACCAGCCTCCAGTGGATCCCTGAATCTGGAAAAAAACTGTTCCTCAAGAATGGCGAGGCTAGCGGTGCTGGATTCTCAATCGGCGTTGGTCGTGAATCATGGATCGTCGAGGGATACGCGACTGGTTTAAGTGTTCGGTCGGCGCTCGAGAAAATGCATCGCCAGGCGCGTGTGATCGTTTGCTTTTCTGCAGGGAATATACCGAAAGTCGCAGAGATGGTCGGCGGACGTCGGTTCGTGATGGCGGATAACGATCAAAGCGGCACCGGGTGCCGGGTTGCGACAGCGACCGGATTGCCGTGGACGATGCCGCCTGTTGTTGGAGAGGATGCCAACGACTTCCATATGCGAGAGGGAATTCACGCTCTCATTGTGCTGATGCGGGAGTTATTTCGGAACACGAAATGAAATATGGTTGCCGCCTGAGTGGTGAACATTTATTGTTTTCCCATCAGTACGGCATTGCTGATATAGCGAAATCACAGTGATAACCCCGGTATTTTTTAGTCGGGCTTGGAAGTGGAAAGGAGTTTGGGTGCTGTGACCCTCGCGACTCCTTTCCACGGCATGCCAGCCGCAAGCCCGACTAAAGCGTATCGGGGTTTTTTATTGCCGGCCGCGAATAGACGTAGCGGGATAGAAGAAAAGTCGACGGGGGGCCATAACCCAGCCCTAGCGGAACAAAGGTTCGCCGTAACTGGCGAGCTTGGCGTAGCGCCTACCGCGATAAACGAGATTAGTGGGCTGCGAAAGCAAAGAAGGCCCAGCGTAGATGGAATGGCTGAACGCACTAGGGCGCAGCAGTCTACGTTTTCAGGAATAAACCCGCCGCTACCGTATTCCAGATTTTTCGGGATGCGCATACGGGTGTGGTTGAGATCATATGAAAGTGGTCAGGCAGTCGCGGTAGAGAAAACCTGTTCAGCGCTATGGCTCTAGCAAATGCGAACTGGAACCTGTGCGAGAAAAAACGATTTCCGTGCAACCCAACAAAAGCAAACCCCCTAACCCCTCAGAAATGGGAATTGGAGAACTGATGGACAACCAGCATAAGCAGATCAAGGGCTATCGCGACCTGTCGCCGGAAGAGATTTCGTCGATGAATGTGATCAAAGATTTTGCGGAGAACCTGCGCGTCGAACTGGAAGCGCTTGAGACTCTGCCGGGCGTCGACAAGCGCTGGCTTGCGATCGGCAAGACGGAGTTGCAGGTAGGTTTTATGGCGGTCATCCGGTCGATCGCGCAACCGACGACGTTTTAATTACCGGCTTAGCCGGCAATTGGAGAAGAAATGGAATTCACACACATTGCAAACCCGGTCCGCGTCGAAGCTGCGGTAATCGTGGACGTCGACATCACGGGCCCGATTCCCGACTGTGGCGTAGACATCATCGTTTCGTTAGCCGACGGCACGCAGAAAGACGTTCACCTCAGCGATGAAATGGTCTCCCGTTTCATCCCCGGCCCAGGCGACTACCTGGTTACGCAGGAAGACGGCTATCAGTACATCAACCCGAAGGCGGTGTTTGAGCGCAAGTATCGAGCGATCGAGCCGAACGAAGATTTCGACACGCTGGCGTTGTCGCTTGAACTGAGCGGCCACCGTTCGGAGGTGCGCACGCGTGACGATCGCATCGCAGAACTCGAAGCTGAGAACGAACGCCTGCGCGATCTCGAGAAGGCGAATTCGTGGACGAACGCGGCCGGCCTCGATGCTCGCTCGCTTCGTCATTCGGTGCTGCTGGCGATGAACCCAGCCGGCCGCGCGGGATTGCTGAAGCACGTCGACGAAGCCGTCAAGTACGTGATGAGCGGCGCGCTGCCTGAGTCCAAATGAACAAAGAGCGTATGGCACATGCGTGGGCTTATGCCCGGCCATGAGGTAGCGAGCCGCAGCGCCTAATGTGCCGAGCGGATGCTGGCGGGTAAGCCGCCACCCCAAAACTCACATTCGCGCCTGGTGCGAATTCAACGACTTAGGACAACTGAAATGGATAAGCAGGCTATTTACGGTGTTTCCGCAGGCCAGATCGCCCAGCAGCAGGCGTTCACCGCTCAAACGGTCGCGCAACTGCAGAGGGAATGCGCAGGGCAGGCCAGCAAGCCGGCCAGTGTGTTGGATTTGATCGCCGGTGCGCATGACGCGCTTTCCGGCCTTCAGCAGTCTGTCGCGGCGCTCGAGCAACGATTGGGCGGTGTGCTGCGTTGCTCAGCGCCCGACGCCGAAGCGAATTCGGTCGGCAATGCCGTATCGAGCGATGCGCAGGCCGTCGAGAATCTGCGTGGTCTGTTGGTCAGGATCAGCCAAACGACCGCGCAAGTCGGTTCGATCCACGACCGCGTGCAGGTGTGACGATGGATACGAACACCACAGAGGTACTTGAGATGGCTATCGGCGTGATCGGTGGTTTGGTCGCGCTGTGGATCTTGTTTCGATAATTGGAGGCGAAATGCACGGACAATTCTTTGGCGGTTACTGGCAGATCAGCCCGCGCGCAATCTGTTTGAACGAGGGTGGCTATATCTGCGGCCTCACGGTCTCGTTCAAGGCCCGGTTCTTTGATGCGTGGTTCAAATTCCCCCGACGTGGTGCGCGTAGCTGCAGAGTTTCGCGCCTGTCGAATGGTCGTTGGTGCGTCGGCAGAGTTTGATGAAAACGCCCCACACGAGCTGCATGCGCGGCACGCGGGTTCGTGTGGTGCTTCGATCCGGCGACGTGATCATCGATCGCTTCGTCGAGCGCACCGGCAAATTCATCGTGCTCGCTGGCCATCGACTGCGCGGTGGTGACGTGAAAACATTCGGAATCTATCGGGGAAAGTGATGAAACGGGGCAACAAACCGACGCTATCAGAAAAACACCAGCGATTCGTCGAGGAATATCTTCTCGATCTGAACGCCACGCAAGCGGCCATTCGTGCTGGCTACAGTGAGAAGACCGCCTATGCGCAGGGATCGGCGCTCTTGAAACATGTTGAGGTCAAGAAGGCTATTTCGGCTGCGAAGAAAGCGCGCGCTGAGCGTATGTCGATCTCGCAAGACCGCGTGTTGCTCGAGCTGGCGCGCATCGCTTACTTCGACATTCGGAAAACCGTCGACAAGAATGGCGCGCCCATTCCGATCGAGCAGCTTGACGACGACACTGCGGCGGCAATCGGTGGCATCGATGTGCTTGAGCAGTTCGAGATGATGGACGGCGAGCGCGTTCCTGTTGGCCTGCTGAAAAAGTACAAGGTTTTCGACAAAAACACGGCGCTCGCGAACGCCATGCGGCACCTAGGCATGTTGAAGGACTCGCTGAAGGTCGATCTTCCCGCGGGCGGGTCGCTTGTGAAGGTGATGTTCGTCGACGCGCCGGCGCAATCTAACCCGGCACCTGGTGCCGCCCAATCCGAAGGTGAAGCGAATGGCTGATGCCGCGCAGATCGCGCAGTTGCGCGCCGACGTGCTCGAAGCGGAGCGCGTTTCTGAGTTGCTCGAAAACGAAACGCTGAAAGGTGTGTTCGATCGCCTGGAAGCGGAAGCGATTTCCGAGTGGCGCAGTAGTGAGGACTACCACAAGTCATTAGAATCGGACGCGTGGCTTCGTTTGCGCGCTATCGAATCGTTGAAAGGCGCGCTTGAGTCGATTGTGAATACCGGGCGCATGGCTGCCCAAGAACTTGAACGGGTGAAGCGTGGGCAGACCTAAGGGCAATATCGCGGCGTCGGATTCGGTCAATTTGCAAGCATCATTGCCCGAAACGTCCGTGCAGCAAGGCTCGCAAGGCGACGTGGGCGCGGCGTTGGTTGATGATCTGGCCGTTGCAGAGGATGCACCGTACGAACTGCCGACGTGGGCCGAGTTTCGCTCGTTCGTCATGGAAAACGGCAACCAGTACGTGCGGGCCAGCTATCCGGACGCACCCTCTGATCTGATCGAAACGATCTGGTGCGGCGTGCCGGTCCTCCACCACGAACAAGCCCGCGTGATGACGCCGAAGGGCGAGTGGGTGGTGTACTGACGTGGCGAAAGGCGGTTGGACTGAAGCGGAAATGCCTAAGTGGTCGCGGGTGCTGTTCGAGGAGCAATGGCGTTACATCAGTCTGCGCGGTGGCCGCGGCTCGGGTAAGACGAAGAACGTGGCTCGTTCGCGGGTACTGAAAGCGCTCGAAAAGCCGCTGCGTGGTTTGTGCACCCGCGAGATACAGGATTCGATCAAGGAATCCGTCTACGCGCAGATCGTTGCTGAGATCGAGGAATTGGGACTTGTGTCTCAGTTCGACATTCTGCGCGACGAGATACGGCCGAAGATCGGCGGAGCATTCATCTTCAAAGGCCTGAACGATCTTAGCGTGTCGGCCGTCAAGTCGATGGCGAATATCGATTGGTGCTGGATCGAAGAGGCGCAATACCTTTCGGCGAAAAGCTGGAACAAGCTAGACCCGACGATCCGCGCAGCAGGCTCGCAGATCATCTTGAGCTGGAACCCGGAGTTAGAGACGGATTTCATTTTCGATCTGATCGTGAAAAAGGGTTTGCCTGAGTGCGCGAACCTGTTCGTCAACTTTGACAAGAATCCGTGGTTTCCGGACGTATTGCGCCGGCAGGAGCAGCACATGGCGGCTCTGGATCCTGTGATGCATCGACATGTTTGGCTTGGCGAGCCGCTTCCGGCTGTCGAAGGCGCGATCTACTTCGACGAAATCGCACGGATGGAGCGCGAAGGCCGGATGCTCAACATGGTGCACGACGAGCAATTGAACGTGTACATCATCATGGATTTGGGTTTCAACGACTACACGTCCGCCGGCGTTGTACAGCAGGTAGCAGGCGAGCGCCGGTATATCGACTTCGTGGAGAACCATCGCGTCGGTCTGAAGTGGTTCAGTGACGAGTTCAAGGCGCGCGGCTATGACGGCGCGATTATCGTCATGCCCCACGACGCGGAAGCCAAGCGCATGGAAGCGAACGGCGTCTCGATGAAGGAGCAGATGGAGGCGTTCGGTTGGGAGGTCGAGATCGTCGACAACATCCCGGTCGAACACGGAATCCGACTCGTGCGCGAGTCGCTGCCGAAGACGTACATGGACAAGACGAGGTGTGCGCCGCTGATTGAGCACCTGAAGCGATACCAGCGCACGAAGACCGGCCATCCGCTGCACGATGAGCATTCGCATGCCTGCGACATGGTGCGGTACGAATCGGTGCACGCGCCGAAGATGCATAACAACCGCTCGAACTGGGGCGGCTCGCTCAACTTCAAATCAGTGGTGACTGTGTAATGGACCAAAACCAACTACTCGAGCAAGTCGCGCTGTCGATGCTGCCTGATTCATCGCCGGCCGGCGTTCCGGAGCCGGGTGTTCCGGTCCAGCAGATCACGCAGATGGGCAGCGATGGCGAAGCGCCGGTCAAGATGTCCGACGAGGAAATCTCGGCAATCGTCGAGAGTCATATCTCGCAGTCGCAGAACTGGCTAGGCACTGGCATTGCCAAAGAGCAGGAAAAGGCGATGCAGTACTACCTCGGCCTTGCTGAGGGTGATTTGGCGGCTCCCGAAGTCGAAGGGCGGTCTGCAGTCGTCGACACCGTCGTGAGCGATCAGGTCGAGTGGTTGATGCCGTCGCTCATGGAGATTTTCTTCGCCTCTGGAAAGCCGGTGAAGTTCTGCCCGCGCAAACCCAGCGACGAGCAGGGCGCCGAGCAGATGACACACTTGGCCAATCACGTCGTGAACGAGCAGAACCCCGGTTTTGAAGTGTTCATGGACTGGTTCAAGACGGCGTTGATCTTCAAGATCGGCGTTGCGAAATGCTGGTGGGAAGAAGAAACCGAGACGACGCGTGAAGAGTACACCGGTCTGACTGACGAGCAACTGGCCATCCTCACGAACGACGCCGGCGTGACGATCACCAGCATCACTAGCTACGTTGATCCGGCCGCCGAGCGCGCCACGATGATGCAGTTCCAGCAGGCTCAGCAGGCCTATCAGGCTCAAGTCGCACATCCGAACCCGGCACCGGGTGCCGGTATGCCGCCGTCTGGTGCCATGCCGTCGGGCCAGCCGCCGCAACCGCAGGCACCGATGCAGCCACCGCCGCCGGTTGACGTCTCGGCGCTGCCGCAGCTGCACAACGTTGTTCTGACGATCTCGAAGAAGACCGGCCACGTGGCGATCGAAGCGCTGAACTCCGAAGACTTCCTTGTCGCGCAGACGTCGCGCCGGATCCGCGACGGCTTTTGTGCGGATCGCGTCAAGAAGTCGATTTCGGAGTTGCGCGCTGCCGGTTACGCGAATGTCGACGACATTTCGTCCGATCCGAGCGCAGAAACGGCCACGCTCAATGGGCTTTCGCAGGCGCGCACGTCACTCGAAGATGCGTTTGCGACGATGGTCGAAGACGATGGCAACGGCGATGAGTCGCAACGCAAGGTCTGGCTGTACGAATGCTATCTGCCGATCGACTGCGACGGCGATGGCATTTCGGAGTGGCGCAAGATCACCAAGGCCGGCGACGTCATCCTCGATAACGAGGTGTGCGACGGGCCGCCGTATGCTGTGCTGTGCCCGGTGCGCATTCCTGGTCTGCTGCATGGCCGCTCTATCGCTGATCTCGCCATGCCGATTCAGAAGTTGAAGACCGGCATGCTGCGCGGGTTGCAGGACAACATGAACATCCAGATCAACGGGCGTTCGTGGGTTGACGAGACGAAGGTCAACATGTCCGACTTCCTGAATAACGCGCCCGGCCGACCGGTTCGCGTAAAGGGCGGCGCCGGCATGAATGCAATCGGGCCGATCCAGCAGGGTATGTCGGACAGCGCTGGCGCATATCAGTTGCTCCAGTACGTCGACAGCATGTCGCAGGAACGCACTGGCATCACGAAATACAGTCAGGGGCTCGACAGCGACACGCTGAACCATACGGCGACCGGTATTGAAAACATCACGCAGCGCGCCGATCTGCGCGTGAAGCTGATCGCACGGACGTTCGCCGAGACCGGCGTGAAAGATCTGTTCCGGTTGATCCAGAAGCTGCTCGCGAACTATCAGGACAAGAACATGACGTTCCAACTCAACGGCAGTTGGGTCGACGTTGATCCGCGCGTGTGGCGCAACCAGTATTCGATGAAGGCCGACGTGGGAACCGGGACCGGCGACAGCGGCCGGCGTGTTCAGCAGTTGACCAATCTGCTCGGGGTGCAGCAGACCATCGCGCAGAGCCCGAATCCTGCCGTTGCGAGCACGGTGACGCCGCAGAACATCTACAAGTCGGCGACCGAGCTCGTGCAGGCTTTGCAGCTTGGCGAGCCGTCACAGTTCTTCTCGCCGCCGCAAGCGCCGCCGCCGCAGCCGCCGCATCCGGATCCGCAGCAACAGCTGATCAACGGTCAGGTCCAGATCGAGACGACCAAGGCACAACTGCAGCAACAGACGGACGCCGCGAAGATTCAGCAGCAGGAACAGCAAAGCGTGCGCGAGACCAATCTGAAGGCGCAGTTGCAGACGCAACACGAAGCGTTGCTCGACAAGCGAGAACGCGATGCCGCTACGCAAAATCTTGCCTGGGAGCGCGAGAAGTTCTATGCGCAACTGGCTGCGGATCGTGAGAAAGCTGCGTTCGCCGCTAAGGTCACAGACCCCGCTACTGAAGTCGCGATGAACAACGCCATTCAGCAGGATCAGCAATCCGACGAACAGCAGGCGATCGACCGCGAGTTTCGCATTGCTGAACAGTTGATGCAGTAGTGGTGAAGTCTTATATTCCCTGAAAACCGCCGCGCTGAAGCGAGCGAATAGGAGTTGTGCGTGAATATTTCCAAGTTGCTCAAGCGTGTTCTGCTGTCGTTCATGTTTCATGCTGCCGATGATGACGGCGGTGGTCCGTCGCTCGAAGCGATGTTCGAAGCGCGAGACGGTGAAGACGACGATGGCAGCACGCATGCGGCTGGCGGTGACAATGCCGCCGCCGGTGACGAGTTGGTTCTCTCCGGCGATGAAAACGCCGATGAGGGCGAGCAGGGTGACGGCGAAGACGGCGGGCAGGATCCGGTTTTCGAGATTCCTGTCGGCGACGGCAAGACGATCACGAAGACGCAATCCGAACTGATCGCCGAAGCGTCGAAGTATCACGGCGCAAATCGCAAGTTTGAAGAAGCCGCGGCTATCCGGAAGGACGCCGAGGCCAAGTTAGCCCAGGTTCCCGAACGGGAAAAGCAGTTGGGCACAGTGCTGGAGCACTACATTCGAGAGTCGCAAGCCTTGATGGCTTCGCAACAGCCAAACTGGGATGCCCTGGCTGCCCAAAATCCGAACGAGTATGTTCGGGTTCGGCATCAATGGGAGCAACGCCAGGCGCAGTTGCATGAAGCCATGCAGGTGAAGCAGACCCTCGAACAGCGCAACGCAGAGCAGCAGGCGGCAAGCCTCCAGGGACGTCTCACCGAAGCGACACAGAAAATCGTTGAGGCTATCCCGGAATGGAAGGACCCGGCGAAGGCAGCGGAAGGCGCACAGGCGGTCGGCAAATACCTCGAAACCCAAGGGATTACCGCAGAAATGCAGGCCCAAATGGATACCGCCGAGGTGTTTCTGATTGCCCGCAAGGCAATGCTGTACGACCAGGCAAAGGCCAAGCAAAAAGCGGTGCAACAAGGCGTGCGACCCGCGCCGCGCACCGAGCGACCCGGAGCAAGCCAGGTGCCGAACAGAAACCAGATGGCGAAGGCCAACGCTGGGAAGGCATTCAAGGCGGCTCCATCCGTAAATACGCTGGCCGCTTTCTTCGAATAAGCGCGCCGGACTTCGCATAAGGAGCGAGCAAAATGCCCGCCAATACCGTCACGACCTACTCGACCGTAGGTAACCGCGAAGACCTCATCGACAAGGTCTTCATGATCAGCCCGTCCGATACGCCGTTCACGTCGGCCATCGAAAAGGTGGACGCCGATGCCGTGCTGCACGAGTGGCAAACCGACGCACTGCGTGCGCCGAACGCAACCAATGCCGCAGTCGAAGGCGCCGATGCGACCTATGTCGCACAGAACCCGACGGTTCGGCTCGGCAACCGCTGCCAGATCGTGCAGGACACGTTCAGCGTGTCGGGCACGCAGGAGGCGGTGAAGAAGGCGGGCCCCAAGGAAATCGCCCGTTTGTCGGCGAAGAAGGCTGTCGAGCTGAAGAAGGACATCGAAGCGGCCACCATCATGAACGCCACCTCGATTGTCGGCTCTGCGTCCGTCGCCCGCACGATGCGTGGCCTGAAGGGCTGGATTGCGACCAACTTCAGCGGTGGTGCAGGTTCGGCCGCGCCGGTTCCGTCGACCAATACCGCGCCGGTCGCTGGCACGAATCGCGCGTGGGCGGAGCCGTTGCTGAAGGCCGCGCTGCTCGGCGCGTACAACGCTGGCGGCAACGTCAGCCAGTTGCACGTCCGTCCGGTCGACAAGCAGGTGACGTCGGGCTTCACGGGCAATGCGGTGCGTCAGGTTGAAGTGACCGGAACCGGTAAAGCCGCGGTGCTCAACTCGGCATTTGCGGTCTATGCGGGCGACTTCGGCAACGTGTCGATTATCCCGAATCGCGTAATGGGCGGTGTGTCGACGCCGGACAACGCGGCGTACGCGGTCGATACTGACCTGTGGGCTCTCGCCACGTTGCGCCCGTTCGACAAGGAAGAACTGGCGAAGACGGGCGACGCGCGCAACTTCCAGATCACCTGGGAAGGCACGCTCGAAGCCCGGAACGAAGCCAGTTCCGCGCAGGTTCGCGACCTGTCGTAATTGCAACGGGAACGGCCCCTCGCGTAGGGGCTGTTTTCATTTGACGCACGGAGATTCGAAATGGAAAGGCTCTACTACAACCCGGATACGAAGATCATCTTTGCGAGCGAAGATGAGCAGCCGGTCGGCATCGTGGTTATCGACAGTGGTGGCGTGCCGGGATTGATCGCCAACGGCGCGACGGTCGATCCGAGCGCCGACTCGCTGCTCGCGCCGGTCGACGCGGGAAACGGTGCATCGGCTGCCGCGGCCCCGGGTGTGTCTGCGACAGGCTTGGTTACGGCTGACGAGGGAAACGCTGCTGGTGGTGTCTCGGCCGCGCAGTCGCCGGCGTCGACCTCTGCCGCAGATGCCACCGGCTCCGCCGTCGTCGCTGAGCCGGATCACAAGTCCATTCTGCAAACGATGCTGGATGATCTCGAAGGCATCGTGCACATGGGCAAGAGCGAGATCATCGCTGTGATCGACCGCGCGAAAGCGCTGCTGTAAGGGTCGGTATGCACTCGACGACCGAATTCATCGCGAACCCGGACAAAGACGAAACGGTCGTAGTGCACACCGCGCGCTTCGACGGTTTGCTCGATCACAACGCCGAGCTGCGCGCGACGCAGCAGTTCGGCGACAAGGACATGCGCCACGTCGCGAACATTCCCGGCATCGTGATCGAACAGTACTGCTACACGCGCGGCATGACGTGGCAGGAGTTCTTTCGCGATCCGGCGCACATCAAGGCGATCTGCAACGATCCGGGCATGGCTTATTTCCGCGTGGCGCCGGGCAAGGTATGACGACGATCGCGTGGGACGGCAAGACGCTTGCGGCCGATACTCGGGCGACGTCCAGTGGCATGCCATACAGGGCCGTGAAACTGTTCGCGCTGCCTGACGGCGCGCTCTTCGCCGGATCCGGTGACTATGGGCAAATTCGTGCGGTGAAGGAGTGGCTGGAGAAGGCCGATCCGAGTGCGCTTAAGCCGAAAGCGGATGACTTTGCTGGGCTGCTTATAGCTCCCACGGGTGAAGCCTTCCGGCTCGAGGAAATGCTGATCCGACTTCCCCTCCACGAGTCGTTTCACGCGATGGGAAGTGGCCGCGATTTTGCGATGGCGGCCATGCATTGCGGTCGCACCGCGCGCGAGGCCATCGAGATTGCCGCGCTGTATGACGTTTTCACCGGTGGCGAAGTCATGGCCTTCGATGCCAACTGCGCGAGTAACTGATGGGCATACTCGACGCGCTCATGGGCGGCGCCTCACGCGGCTACACGGCTGATGCGCTGGGCGCGCCTGTCGATCTGTCGGCGGATGCGATCAATGCGCTGATGGCGACGGCAGGCCAGTTCTTGCCGCAAGGCTTTCCGCAGGTCACGAACCCGGTCGGCGGCTCGGACTGGATTGCTCAGAAGATGCGCGACGCAGGGATATTGTCCGACCAGCCCGGCACTACAGCGGACGCCGTTGGCGGCTTGATTCCGATGCTCGCCGGGCCACTAAAGCCAGGCGCGCTGGGCGAGGCGCGCACGCTGCTAGAGGCGCTTCAGCGCGGCGATCGGGCGAGGCCAATCGACATCGGGTCGCTCACTCCGGAGCAATTCCAGGCGATCAACAAGGCACGCAGCCAGCTAGGCATGCCCGAATTCGATAGCCCGGACGTGTTCTATAAGGGCACGCACCATTACAACAGCCGCGTGACAGAACAGGACCCGCCGTACGGCATCGACGACCTGGTGCAGCAGATTCAGAGCGGTATGTCGGATCAGTCGGTGGTGGTCACAGGCGGCCGCAGTCCGGTATTACAGAACCAGGCGAAGCGCCTCAACGAGAGTGGTGTGCCTGTCAATGACACAGCTGTATTGAACAGCAGCCCTTCTGGGAAGCCGGAACTGTTTTCCGTCATTCCGCGCGGCGACGGCCGCAAAAAAAAGAAAGGGCCCTGACTGTGCCCGGGGATCGTCCAGAACTACTCGTTGCCGAGCGCTGGAGCCAGCTTTCGCCAGCCTCCGGGTGTCTACACAGTAGGGCCACGAAAGGAGTATAGCAAAAATGGCGATTCAGTCTTATTCGGATTTGCAGGCGTCGATGGCAAAGTGGCTCAAGCGCGGCGATCTGACAGCGCTTTTCCCCGACTTCATCATGCTCGCGGAGCGGAATTTCGACCGTAATATCAAGACGCGTTCGCGGCGCGAGAGCTTCGCAATTACCCCGTCGAAGGATCTCGTCGCATTGCCGTCGGATTGGGGGCGGCTGATCGTCGCGAAATACAACGATCGCCCCCTAGGCTTCTTTCCGCCGTCGTCCGATCCGTGCAAGATCGAATTTGGTTACCAGATCCTCGGCGACAATCTGCGGTTGACGGTGCCCCAACTTGGGCAGCGTTTGTTCGTCGAGTACTACACGGCGATCGAGGCGCTCTCCGACACGAACCAAAGCAATTGGCTGCTCGAGGATGCGCCGGACATCTATCTCTGGGGCGCGCTTGCGGAAGCTGCTGACTACACGCGCGACGCGGCCAACCAGCAGAAATGGATGGCACGCCGTGATCAGGCAATCGCCGATTTCGTGGACGACGATAGCGAGTCCAGGACGGCGGAAGACCAACCCCTCGTGATGAGGGCCGGCTGATGGCTGCGACCATTCCATTCCGCGGCTTCACGCCGAGCGTCGACCCGACAACGCCCGGCGCAGTGCTCGACTGTGTGAACATGGTTCCTACGCTGCGCGGGATGAAGGCTGCGCCGTCCACGTCCGGCATCGGCGCCGCGCCTTTCCCCAGCCAAGTGACTGGCGCCGTGACAACTGAGTTGCTGTCGGGCTCGTATCGCACGATCGCTGGAACTGCCACGAAACTGTATGAGATCGTCGGCTCCGCACAGAATGACGTGTCTGGCATGTCCTATACCGGCGGGGCGAACCGCTGGCGCTATGGCCAATTGGGCAACGCCACGATTGCATCGAATGGCGCCGATCCGCTGCAACAGTCGATCAGCGCAGGCAATTTTTCTTCTATCGCTGGCGCGCCGGCAGCGCTGATTGTCGAGGTGACGCAGGGCTTTGTGTTTGCATTCGATACGACGGATTCGACGGACGGCCATCGACCGGACGGCTGGTTTTGCAGCGGGATTTATGACCAGACCGTGTGGACCCCAAGCCAGGCCACGCAGTGCGCGAAGGGGCGCATCATCGACACGCCCGGCAAGATCACTGCGGGCCGCGTACTGGGTACGAACATCGTCGCGTACAAGAAGGACTCGATGTTCTACGGCACTTATCAAGGGACGCCAGTGATCTGGGCCTTCAGCCAGATTTCACCGGTTGTCGGCACGCCGTGCCAAGAGGCGGTAGTCGCGATTGGAACGCGACATGTGTTCCTTGGCAGCGACGCGCAGGTCTACCAGTACGATGGTTCGGCCGTCACGCCGATCGGCGACGAGGTCAAGGACTGGCTATACGCCAACTGGTCGCAGCTGTACCGCGATCGTGTCGAGAGCTATCACGACAAGGAGAACTCCCTAGTTTATTGGTACTTCTGTTCAAGCAGTTCCGGCGCACCGGTGCCCGACAAGTGCCTCGTGTTGAACTATCGAACCGGAAAGTTCGGGCGCGCCGACGCGAAGATCGAAGCGGCCGTTGCGTACGTGTCGGGGCAAATCACATGGGATGTGCTCGGCAGCCTGCCGAATGTTTCGACATGGGACTCGCTCCCGCAAATTCCCTACAACAGTTCGTTCTGGAGCCAGGCGAGCGAGCTGCCGGCAATCATCGATACGACCCATACGCTCCAGGCGCTGAGCGGTGTTTCGGAAACCAGTTCGCTCACTAGCGGCTGGTTCGGGGATGACAGCGATTACATGTACGTGCAAGGCGTCCTTCCTCGATTCGCAGTGCAGCCTACGGCATGTTCGGGTTCCGCATCTACGGCGTCGTCGCTTGGTGCAGCGTCGACGGTTCAAAGTCTCGGCGACATGTACGACGGAGAATTGCCGGCTGATTTCTCGTGTCGCTATGCCCAGATCACGCTCAATTTCACGGGCAATCACGAGATTCTCGGTGCCGTGCCGCGGGTTGCGCCGGCAGGGAGTATCTAATGCGGATCGGAAACTGGAACATCGGCGCACCTGCATCGCTCCCGGCACTCGGTGCCGCTTTGCAGCGGGCAATGGAGCCGATCATTCGGCAGCTCAATGCGACCTCGGAAGGCCAGATTGCTGGCGCCACCAACGCGAACACGGCGCCGCCGGCGGCCGGTGGTGCGGCACCATACGCGCAAGGTGATTTCATCAGGAACAGCGCGCCTACCGAGCTCGGGACGGCAGGCGCGAAATATGTCGTGCTTGGGTGGATCTGCGTCGGCGCAGGCACGCCAGGGACTTGGAGAGCATGCCGATGCCTGACCGGAAATTAGAGGCTGTTGCGCCCGCCGAGCTATCGCGCGTGTGGCCGTTGATCAGAGACGAGGTGGGGAAGGTCGAGGCGCCAGACGGATTTATTCCCGAGGACGCTTATGCGATGTGCAGGGCCGGCGACGCCACTCTTTTCCTGCTGCACGTCGACGGCGAGCGGATCGGCTGGATGGTTCTGCGACTGCTTGGTCGCGATCTGCATATCTGGCTGCTCTACGCCCGGCCCGGTTTCGATCCGATGACGGTGTTTCGCGCTGATTTGATGGAAATCGCACGACGCATCACGCCTCACCCTGCGCTCAAACTCACGTTTGGATCAACGCGGCCCGGCTGGAGGCGTGCGGCCCCGAAGCACGGATTCCGCATGCGGCATGTGACCTATGAATGTGAGGTAGACCCCTTGAATGCCACGTGAGTTGGTCTATTATTCGAGTGCGAATAACTACTCACGAGAAGACCATGATTACGTTTCCCCCTGCTTTTATTGTGATGCTCGTCATTCTGGCGGCACTCTTCATTTACTACCTCAGAAAGCCCAGTGACGTGGCTGCCGGTGCTGCAGTTGTTGCCGATGCCGGCGTGCGCGGCGCAGTTTCCGTGGGTCGCGGTC